TCAATCGTTGTTGATGAAGTTCCTGTTGCGTGGATAGTTGTACCAGTTGAGGCAGTTTGGACAACAGTTATTGGCTGGCCTTGTGATGAGGCTGAGAGAAGTGTCTTTGTATATGTTGCCATTTATATTCCTATCCGAATACCTGTTGAGAGATAACACCTTGGTCTGAATCGTAAACTGCTATACCAGTTGATCCTGTAGGACCTGTTACTCCGGTGCTACCTGTGGGTCCAGTAGCCCCTGTTGTGCCAGTAGTACCTGTCGGTCCAGTAGCTCCTGTCGCTCCTGTTCCAGTTGCTCCAGTTGCTCCAGTCGTTCCAGTCGCTCCAATGCTGCCTGTTGGTCCTGTTGCACCGGTTGCTCCTATCGTTCCTGTGGGACCAGTTGGTCCAGTTACTGTTGAATCCGCACCCGTAGCGCCTGTAGCGCCAGTCGGTCCTGTAGGTCCTTGAATGCCTGTAGCGCCCGTAGAACCAGTCGGTCCAGTTGAGCCTGTATTACCTGTGGGTCCTGTACTGCCAGTGGCTCCTGTAGGCCCTGTAGGGCCTGTAGAACCCGTGTTACCAGTTGGTCCTGTACTTCCAGTATTACCAGTGCTACCAGTAGATCCTGTGGCACCTGTGGCACCTGTTATTCCTGTTGGTCCTGTAGGACCTGTAGGTCCGACTACTGTGCTATTAGCACCAGTTGCTCCCGTTGGTCCAGTTGAACCTGTTGGCCCAGTTGAACCTGTAGATCCTGTAGGACCAGCAATAGTAGATGTTGCACCCGTGCTACCAGTAGCACCAGTACTACCAGTTGGGCCAGTTGGACCAGTTGGACCTGCTACTGTGCTTGTGGCACCTGTAGATCCAGTAGCACCAGTAGACCCAGTACTTCCTGTTGGTCCTGTGGGGCCTGTGGAACCTGTAGATCCAGTTGACCCAGTTGGGCCAGTAGGTCCGATAGGTAAAGTTAAACTTAAAGTTTGAGTTGGGGATGTGCCAGTAATACTGGCCCCTGCTGTAGCTCCTGTAGCAACAGTCCCGATTGAAAGAACGTTTGCTGGTCCCGTAGGTCCAGTATTGCCAGGCGTTCCTTGTGGTCCTTGATTGGCTGAAAACTGTACTGCTGTTTGTGGTTCTACAGATTCTATAATTACGATTGTTTCTGTAGGACTAGATAATGGATCTAAAGTTACCGCAGTCGTAGATAAAGATTCAACAACGATAATATCTGTCATACGGTAACTCCTGCGGTTACAATGAATTGCCCTTCTAGGATTCTTGTAATCTCAGTTCCGGAATTAAAGATAAAATCATAAACATAACTTTGGGCTTTGATATTGGTATCAGTAGAAGTGAATACTACTGTAGCCCTACCATTAACAGCATCAAGAGTAATCTTGCCATTAGCAGTTGTAGCTAGCAAGGTAGTAGATGTAGATCCTAAAAATGGGCGCACTGTTAAAGTGGCTGTGTATCCTGTTAAATCCCAAACAGTGTTATTAGTCTTGATTTGGAATTGAAAATCAAATGTAGTCGCTTGAGGAACTACTAAGTTATACGCGGCAGCCATTATGAAGCCACCTGACGTAGCGCTGCTGCTGGCTCTAGGCCAGTAGTACCAGCAAGTGCATTACAGATACCGGCTATATCAAGCCATTTATCTGTAGGGGTTGAAGAGTTATAAATGGTATTTAAGATACTTACTGAATCTGAATACACTCCATAGTTAACGCCTCTTCGATCTGCCCAATCTGCAGCAGCTCCTGATTCATCAACATATGCAGAAATATTGGGATAGGTGCCACCGTTGGCTAAACGATTTAACTCATCTACTAGGGTTGAACCATAAATTCCTAATGACACCTGATCCTCATTTCTTTATTTGTTTTTATTGCGAGCAGATATTGCTGCCGCTTTTTTCTTAGCATCTGCTTTACTAGATGCACCCCACGCTTGTAAAGATAAAAGCAAGCGGGTTGGTTCTCCATTTGGTTTACGTTCAGGTCCGGGATTACCTGCTGCGCGAGCAAGGTAACTTGCTCTACGTGGGTTATCACCAGATTTAACAGGTGGCTTTAAATTGCTACCTGCTGCCTTAGCACTAGCACGGCCTTTAGCATTAAGACCGCCTTTAGGGTTTTGTCCTTCTTTGCGTTGCCACGCTGGAGTCTTTGCCATTATTTTTTCTTTCTTGATGCTGCCGCATTATCTACTAAATTTGGATAAGGTCTTCCTGCTGCTTTAGCACTGGCCTTAGCTTTAGTTTTTTGTGCGGGGGTTAATTTTGAAGAAGTTTTATTAGGATTCTTTTTATCCCAAAATTCTTTTTTCATTACATACCTTTTTTCTGCTTCATTCCGCTAACCTTTTTTAAATTAGGGTTAGCTTTTACAGCAGCAGGTGAAGCCTTACGAGCACCAGCAGCAAGGATTGCTCCTGCGCGGTCTTTTGAGATTCCCTGCTTAGCAGCAATCTTGGCTTGAACTTTAGCAAACCCTGGGTGTTTTTTAGCAGCAGCCATTATGCTTCGCTCACCTCTGTTGCTTCTCCAGCAACATCGTTCTTGCCTGCTCCTGTTTCAAGATCTTCATATGCTGCGTATCCGCAACCACAGTTAGTACACATTATTTACCTACTGTCTTTTTTCCTGCTGCAAACTTTGCAGTATTACCAGTTGTGCTTACAGCGAATGAACCGGCTGGTGCTGATGCAGGAATCCCCATAGAGGAGCCTGAACCATAGCCCTTGTCATCGGTAGATTCAGCGCTACCCTTATTTGATGTATCTATCATTTTTGCTCCTTGTTGTTATATTTTGTGTACATCGAACGCCACGCCCGTATCATTACTGAGACGAACAGCGGCATCAATATCTTTTTTACGTGTTGACGCTGGCTCGATACCTTGACGCAAAGCGTCATAGTAACTGCCTAATTCTTTATCGTGTGCCTTTGCAGTTTGTATACCATCTACTCGTAGAGATACTTGATTAACCTGTAGGTTTAATGCTTTACATCCAAAGCAATCTTCTTGTGGTTCTGGGTGATATTCCCAATGTTTCATTTATGCCACCCGTGTTAGATAATCACTATAACCAGCATTGATCAAAATTTGTGCTTGAGCATCTGTCAAAGTATATTCGTGACCACCTAGATAATAGGCATCAGCACTTGCTAGTGTGTCTTGATATGGATACAAAGTTGCTTCTACTTGTGTGCCATTTACAATCAAAGTCATACCGCGAGCAATGTCGGTAATGAATGTTGGGATTGAACCAGTAAGGCTTCCGCCCTTTATTGGCTTACCCGCTAGGCGAGAGTATTTATCAGGCCAAGGTTGACCTGCTCCCCAGGTTTGGTTCTCCCAAGGTGTGATTAGTGTGTATGTCATTTGTTCTCCTTAGTGAACTTGCTGATAGGTAGGAGTTGCCCCCTACCTACCCGTAAATCAACTAGGTTGATTAACCGTTTGTTGCGGCAGTTTCGATACGGTAAAGTGCTGCTTGACGTAGGAGTGAGAATCCTCCGAAGTAGTACCAACCGATTGTATGGAAACGACGCAAGGCGTCAATTTGGGGTCCAATGACAGTTGAGATGTCTTGGCCCATCGCTTCAGCAAGTGCTTCACGTCCGGCAACAACTGCCTTGTAGACGTTTACAGAACCTGAGTTAGCTGCGTATGGAACGCGAGGTGTTTCTACAACGAACGCACCTTCAATTACGCCAACTGCGCCAGCCACGAATGGTGTGCGGTCTACGTACTTTGATAGTTCCTGGAATCCACCGGTGCCTGTTTCAGCGCGAAGATCGGCTGTCTGGCGTGGGTGTAGGTAAGCAGCATATAATTCGCCGATACGAGGCAAAGCCTTGTTTGTGCGAAGTTCAGTTACTGCTGAACGAAGAAGTGAAACAGTCATCTTCTGTGCAGAAGTAATGCTGTTAGTTGATGTTGCTGTACCTGCATAGAGAACGTTAGATCCTCCAGTAAGTACTGATGCAACTACAGAGTCAATAGAATCTGCTGCGTTATAAGCGATGATGTCAGCAAGTGCTTGATCAACATCGTTAAAAGAAGTTAGGTTCAACTTCTTGGTTGTTGTTACGGCTGAGCCGTACTCGTTTAGTGTTACTGATACTTGTGTTGGGTTACCAAGAGCGATAGAAGATACATCTGATGCTTCTGTCAATGTTGAAGTAGCTTGCGCTAAATCAGAATAGATTGAGAATACAACTGATGAACCTGGCATCGCTTGTTGTACTGGCTTGACATCAGCCAACGAACGCATAACAGGGATTGAACGCAATGCCATACGGACATATTGGTCATACGCTGTTTGTACGAGGTTGCTGATTGCCGAGGTGCCAGTAAGGGTTCCGCCTGGAATTGCCATTTAGCTTGCCTTTCGGTTGTTGGATTAGAGTCCAGAACTCCGCATAACCTCAGCTAATTGTTCAGGCGTTTCTGCATTTAGAAGTTTCTTCATAATGTCATCATTAGAATCAGCAGTGATTCCATTGTTAACAGCTTGATTCATCTTCTTGTATGCAGCAGCCTGTGCTGGATCTACGTTATCCTGGTTTGATTCAGTGGATAATCCGAAAACATCGCTGTTATCGTCTAACCACTTAGACAAAGACTCCTCAGTTGGGTCTAGGTCCGATGGAATAAAAGAAGCAATCTTCTTATTTACTCCGCGAGCTTCGAGGACATCCTTAATAGCTCGTTCTCTTTGTGCCTTTGAAAGATCACCCATCTTAGCTTGTAGCTCAGCGAGTTCTTTTTCCTTGGCTTTGTTTGCTTTACGCAACTGTTTGACGAGATCATTATTCGTACTTACAGAAGTATCTTCTGTGGTATCGAACTCATCGTCCTCGTAGTCGTAATTGGACATTAGTCCATCTCCCATTCTGTTAGTTTGATCGCAGACCTCATATAGATTTGGGGATTTTCTATATGGCTTCTACTCCTGGTTTTAATTCACTCCTTAGTACCAGTCACTCTAAGGCAGGTCTATGTTTGTTTAGATGGAACCTGCGCCTGGGACGCCGATCATCATTGGGGATATTGCTCTATCGCGGCTAAGCGCGTTCTGGGCAACTCCTGCTGAACCAGAAAATGCTGCTTGTTCAAGCGAGGTTAATTTATTGCGTTGATTTGTAGCGCTAGTTTGTCCGGCTGTATTAAATACTTCCGCTGTCGCTTGATCTTGGCCATATGGTTGTTGCTTGTAAATATCAGATAACTGGCTACCGCGTTGTGCTAATTGGGCAACGGTTCCATAACCTTGTTGTGCTTGCGCTCCGGTGATTCCATAAGAAGCAAGTTGTTCTGCTTGAGCGCGACTATCAAATAGTCCTGCTGCTGCAGCAGCGCCACCGATTTCAGAAGCGGTTACTTTATTCTTGATTGCGTTAATAGCATTCTTAGGATCAAGGAAGTAAGCCATCATATCGCCGTTGGTAATATCAGGATAGTATTGCTTAAGAGCATTCATAACTTCTGGGTTAGCATTCATTACTCGGTTTTGTGCTGTAGTAACTCGGTCTTCAAGTTCTACTGGGCTAACGTCATTAGAAAGAAGTTGATCAAACCCTGGTTGTTTACCAGTAGAATCTGGTGTGTAGTATGAAGCAGGCAGTCCATACTTACGCATAACATTTTGGTATTGATCTTCCAACCCAATATATGCCGCAGGGCTTAGGGCAGATAATCCAGCAGCAATACGAGATTGGTTTGCGCTAAAACGTTTTTTATAAGCATCTGTATTTTGAAGAGCAAGAGCCATTGTTGGACCAGAAGCACCTTGCTGGATCATTGCTTTTAATGGTTCTACCAAAGCACCAAGACCGTATTTCTGAAACTCAGCCAGCAATAAATCGTAAGCAGATTGTGATCCTGATGTATCTGGCAAAAGTTGTTGTTGTTGCGGTGCAGCATATCCTGGAACACCTAATGATGTAAATGCCTGACCAACAGATTGAGTAATTGGATCTGTGTTAGAATTGATTGCATTTGTTTGTTGTTCAATACTAGTATTTGCTGCATTATTTACATCAGTAGCAGCAGCATTTGTTTTAATAATATCTGGCGCTGATTGCTGAAGACCTTTTACTTGTGCTGCTAGTGCATCAGCAGCTTGTTGTGGTGAGACTTTAGCCGCTTTTACTGGTGTTGTTTTAGTTGAACCCACTGCATTAACAAATGGGTTACCAGACATTGGATTATATGTAGTTGCCATCATTTACCCCATAAACCCAAAGTCTTTTAAGACTTGTTGAATTGAATTAGAAACATCTGTCTTAGCGTTCTGTGTATATTGCCAACGGTTATCTTTGCGAAGAGCATTTTGATAATCATAAAGGCTCATTGGCTTATCGCTAGCAATAGCCATTTGAAGTGATGGATCTGTTAATGCTATTTGCTCTGCTGGTATTTCAAGAGTTGATTGCATATATTGCTTATATGGAGATAAAATAGTTCCAAGGTCGTTACCGGCAAGCAGTTGTTTAGCTATAGCATCTGGACGTCCAATAGAAGCCAAGTTACGGATTTCGTGTTGGATAGTTGCAGCATCTTCACCATTTTTAAGGCGGTTAGTCCAGCCATCAATTTGACCCTGAGTTGCAACAATAGAATTATCTTTAGCTGTATTGAGAACACTCTCAAGAGTGGTTGCAACTTTGCCTTCTAATTTCTTTGTAAATTCTGGATTTTTCTTAATAAGTGAATCTAAGAATCCTTGAGCATTTAACCCTTGAACTCTAGTAGTATTACCATTAGCGTCTGTAGTTACTTTATCAGGGTTTTTACGTTGAGCATCGGTAAGTTGTTTAGTAAGACTAGAGATTTCCGCAGGGGTTGCATCCCGTTTTAAAAATTGTTGAAACTCGCTATTGATATAAAGGGCAGCATCTGATGGGCTAAATACAGTTGTACCAGTTGTGGTACCACTTTTTGTTCCGCCAGTTCCACCAACACCGGGTTCTCCTGCTTTAGTTACAAGAAATTCTGCAAGGGATTGATTAAGACCAAGTTGGCTATTTCTTAACTGATTACCACTAATAGCACTTTGATATGCGGCAGCAAGAGCATCGCTATATTTGCCACTTTCAGGAACATTAAATCCAGCAGCCTTTAATTGTTTAGATAGAACAAGTCTATCTGAATCTTTCATTGAATAAATAAATTTTGCTGCGCCTGTTAATTCTTTGGCATAATCACGTGGGGCAATTTCATTGCCTTTACCACTAGGTTTTGTTTCAGGGGTTCCAGCCGCTGCACGTTCTTCGGCTGTTGGGGCAACTTCAGCCTTTCCACCTTTTACACTTACAGAAGTAGGAGAAGGTGCTTTAGCAAGAATTATATTTACATCTTCAATAGTTTTTTGATATGTTTTATCTGTATTCTTATAATCTATTAATAATTTATCAAATTCTTTTTGCTCTGCTGGTCCAAGTTTATCTCCTCGACCAAGGCTAACAGCGTATGTAGTAAGTTTGTTTTCCATTTCTTTAATGGAGTCATACAAAGCATTTGCATAAGCAAGTTGGTTGGAAACTTGATCTTTAATATCTTTATTAGCCGTTTGAGATGCTCTAAGGGCAGCAGCAATTTTGTCAGCTTTTGCTTGATCGGCTTTAGCCTTTTCACGTGCTGCTTTAGCATCGGCAATTAGCTTATCAACATCAAGTGCCATTTAGCATCCTCCTTGTTAATTATCGAAGTAGTGGTGCGAACATAGTATTAAAAGCAGCAAGTGTGCTTGGGTCACCTTGAGCAATATTTTGAATCTGTTGCTTAGCACCCATCTTCAAAGCATCTTTATATTGTTGTGAAAAATTGGAGCTAGGTTGATTAGCAAAGTCCCTATTAGTTACATACGCATCATATGCTGAAAGCATTTCCCTCAACTTAGATTGTACATTTTGTTGAGTGGTTACAGTCTTATCATTAAGCATCAAGCGTAAGTCATTCAAAGCCTTTGTGCGCTGGATAGCAGTAGCACTACCGGTACCAAGTTGCTCTTGTAGTAATGGGCGAGCACCCTTGAACTCATCTGACCAAGCAGTCCATTGATCGCGGATCTGGCGCTTAGCAGCAGTATCAAGAGTAATAGACATTTGCTGATCAAACTTATCCTTCATATCATAATATGTTTGGATGTCCTTAGAAGATGCCACCTGACGAACAAAGTCTGTAAGAGTCTTGTTGGTCTTTAACCCAGCAGTTTGCAATAATTTGTATGCGTTGAAGTCAAACTTACCTGCCTGTGGAATCAGGTAGGCACCGCCTTCAGGGTACTTTTTTAAAACATCTTGATTGTTCTTGATCCAGTCAGTAGCACTTGTTACCGCACGAACGTTAGCGTTAACAGTGCTTTCTGTTTCAGAAATTGTATAAGGCATTTCCTTTGGAAATAGTCTTAGCCATTCTTTAGTAGCCTTATCAATATCACCGTTGTATTGGTTGATAAGGTTGTTAAATACTTGCTTATAAGATACACGTTGGTTATCTTTTACCCAGTTTGCCATATCAGACTTTAAGGTAACAGATGGAGTTGCTGGGGATATAAATCCCATAAGGAATCGAAGAGCAAGAACAGTCATTGTAGAACCCTGTAACTTGTTCTGATAGTCAGCAATTTCACCAGCAGACGGAGGAATTTCTTGTCCGGTCTTTGGATCAATCTTGACATCAAGTCCGTGACCATTAGCCTCAAGGTAAGTTGCAGCTTTACGAGCAGCAGAAGCAAACTGAGAATTGCGCTCATCAGTGCTTAGCGCGGCTAGCAAACGGTTAACGTGACCTGGAAGAATGGCTGAGATCATTGGTTGATCTGGGCCATAGGTACCAGTTAAGTACTGTTCTAAGTCTTTAACCTGTGGAATGATGTTTCCAATAGCCTTGATTGGGACAGCAGCAACTGGTCCAGAGAATGTTGGGAACAAAGAATCTGGGTTTAAAGATGGGGTAATCATCTTTAATTGTGCGCCAAAATCAACTGGGATGCCAGTCTTAAATGCGTCCTTGACACCAAATGCTTTCAGCATTTTGTTCATAACATTATATACAGGAGTTAATCCTGGGTAGAAGAAGTATTGGTTACCAGCATCATCTGTTTGTATAAAACCTGAGTGTGCTATACCTTCATAGGTAAGTGATGCTCGAGTAAGAGCCTCTGGGTTGTACTTAACCGTGCGGTAAACACGACGATAGAAATCTTCAGTAGCGCGGTAGAACCGAGCAAAGTTAGTTATAGAGAAAGCAAGTTGGCTTCGTACTGCTGGGTTATCTACATAAGCAAGAATGCGTTGTTTAGCCATATCCTCAGATATAGATACTAAGTGTGCCTTAGCATATTCAGTTGCTTTGATTAAATCATCACCAGTTTTGCCAGTAGTCATCAAATCCATATAATGTTTGTCATAACCACTAGAGATCATATCTTTGCGGATACGAATCATTGCATCTAGTACTGCTGGTTCACGTGAGAAACGTGAGTTAGCCTCACCCATATAATCCCAAGTGCGGTCAATAAGCCCTGCTGCTTGGTTAGAAGATTCAGAAACTGGTACAAGTGTTGGACCGTGTACAAATTTAGGAGCAAGATCAGTTGTATTAGGCAAATCAGATAAACGAAGATCTGCTGTTGAAACTACACGGTTGCCTGACTTATCAAGTTTAGCAATTTTATTCCATAGATCCGTATTAAGAGTTCCGTCTGCCTTTGAGTAAAGGTTCTGTACTGCTTGGAAAGCACGCTCTGCGTGCTGTTGGGATGTAACACCCTTAGCAGACATTGATTGGAAACGATTGCGAAGAACAGTTGGAAGTTCATCAAGATACTTAGTCATTTCAGCAACAGCAACTTCGGGCTTATCTAAATTCTTTACTGCAATCTTTGCCAAGTAATCATTAGATGTAATACCAAGTTGAACTAACCAAGAAATACGAGACTGCTTATTAGCTACTGGGTTAAAATCTGTATAGGCTTGGCCACCTGTAGAGGCTTTGTATTTAACGCCATCAACTTCAATAGCACCCATTTTGCCAAACCGAGATATATCATTAGATGTATTTAGGTATTGATCTCCACCACGAAGGGCATTCTTTCCGCCTTCTGATACAGCCTTGAGAGTGTCATTCAAGTTTCCATAGTTAGCAATTTCAGAAAGAATCTGGGTTGCTTCTGGATCTAACTTAGAAACAATACTATCGTTAAGTACGGCTTCAGCCATTACCTTACGTGCGGCATCAGGTGAACCTGACTCAACAGCATTTGAAATCTTTTGAGCGTATTCTTTAGTTTGATTACGTGATACTAATTTTTGAATAAAACCAAGGTTGCCTTGTGCCTGTGCTTGACGGATCTTAGTTGAAAGGAAACGACCTTTAACAATTCCCCAAGTTGAATCACCGGCAGCAGCGTGCATCATTAGATCTTCTGCAGCGTTACGCACTGGAAATTTAGGTCCAGCAAGTGTACCGATAACCCAAAAGTCGGTCATCTTACGTGACCATTGACGGTAGTTCTGTCCAAACATACGTGAGTAAAGAGCATCTAGTGCTGGCAACTTACTCAGGTCTTGAATAGATGGAACTGCCATTGCTGGAGAAAGTTGGTATGGGAACAAAGCAAGCTGTTCACCATCAAAGGATGCAGGGTTATCACGGATAACTTTTGACACACCGTTTTCATCTGTAACAGTACGCTCTACATCAGCAGCATATTGTTTAGCAGCACCGGTGCCAGCAAAGTCTTGCAGGAAAGTCTGTCCTGCTTCACCCTTGGATACTCCACGAGTTTCAGCAATAGTATTCCAGAGTCCAGTAAAGATTTGTTTTCTTTGACCTTCATCGCCAGCTTGGAAAGCCTCTTGAATAATACGAGAATGGTAACGAGTGTTGGATAAACGCGCTAAACGATAGACTTGAGTTGAAGCATTAGCAGCAGAGGTATCAAAGAATCCATCTTTGAAATAAGGTATAGATGTAAACTTAGCAGCAAAGCGATCTATCTTTCCAGCAATTTGATCAGAAGATAAACGGTATGCTCCGTCTTGCTTTAGTTTTCCAACTTGTCTTTCGGCGCCAGCAATAGCCTCAGCGTTCTCATTAAGCCCTGTTGTGATATCTTGGTAAGCAATCCTACCATTACCGTAAAGTGCGGATACAAGTTTTTGTCCTACCTCATTTAGATTAAATACTTTGTCTGATGTTGTTAAAAATGTTACTCGTGCTTTACGAGAAAGATCTAACCTAGGGATCAGCGGAGTCTTACGAGCAGCTTGACCTTGTAGGATCTGTGATATATCAGCGTGGTTCTGTAAGTAATTGCGAGCAGTAGGCGCATCTTTAACACCAGCCTTAATAAATTCATCTTGTGCTGTTGGGCCAAACTCCGGCGCTAAGCGACGAAGATTAGTTGAGGCTTGTTCTGCCGCTACAATGTTTTTGGCTTTGCGTGCTTGATCTAATTTATCTAATTCAGGACCATAAGCATTAAAAAAGTTAACTACACCTGGTTTAGAAAAAGCACGATCTACGCCTTCAGCACTACCAGCAATCTTGAATAAAGCATAGTTAGCAACATCGTATGATTTCTTAGCTTTACCTAAAGCAAGGGTAGGATCAGCAAAGATCCGATATGAAGCATCAAAGAATCCTGAAATACCTTTGTATAAAGCGCCAGAACCTTCCATCGAACCTGGAAGTAAAAAGTTAGCAATCTGACGTCCTGGGGAATACTTAGCAGCTTGCGCTGCATCTAAAGCATCTTGGAAAAATTTATCAGTACCTTGTGCTGCGGATGCAGCAACTTGCTTTTCAGCATCTGTTCCATTAGCAATAATAGAATCTAGTGAAGTTCCGCTAGCAACTTTCATTGCTACAGACATTGTATCTGCGCCATATTGTTTCTTGGCAGCATCAATACGTCCTGGACTAAATACCTTATCGCCTTTATCATTTGCTATCTGAAAGGCTTTACCGAGATCAACACCTTGATCTACAGCAATAGCACCAGTACGGTAAATGCGGGTCATAAAATCAGAGACTTCATTAAGCGCCTTAAATGGTGCAGCGATTGCTGTCTTTACGCCTTGAGTTAAATAGTGAGCCGCGTCACCAAGCCAACCAACAGGGTTCATACCACCGAACAAAGCCGCGTGAGCAATTTGTTGATCTTGTGGCTTACTAGCAAAGGCTACTTTGGCTTGATCTTCAGGCATAGCCAAAAGAGCACGGTGTGAATCTAAAATTTTATTTAGAGCAGTAACTTGTTCTTGCTCTTTTGGGTTTAATCCGGCTTGTATGGCCGCGCTTTGTATGTTTGCGTTACCCAATTACATACCTCTTGCTTGTGCTTGTTGATACAAAATACCGATTTCACCGGTAGTATCGTAAGGAAGCATCTTAGCAAGAGTGTCAGATAGTTTAACGCTTGCGAATTGTGATGTCATACGCAAAGCATTTGCTCCAGCCCCAGCACCAATATTAACTCCGTGAGTAATAGGTTCATTAGGACGATCTGATGGAGCATAAAGAGAAGTTACTGGTGTACTTGATTGACTAGGTGCATTACTTGCTGCTTGACGAACTTCGGTATTAGTTGCACCGCGAACATCAGGAGTTGAAGCAAGTGTGGCACCAGATTTAGTTGCGTCGTATGCTACGCCGCCACCGTATTCTGGAGCCTGATATTGCAAGTCAGTACGCTTTGACTTATCCCCAGGACCGGAAACACCCTGCATAGGGTTTGTCGCTTCATTAAGCGCCATTATTCCTCCTGTAATGTTTCTAATTCTTGACTAAACGCCTCTTGCGCTTTAGTTAACTTGGTTTCTCTGTTAGCGTGGTAGATCGAAATCTCCATTAACTCTTCTGTAAGAGTCATAACGCTAGATGCAATGTTGTGTAAGAAACCCGAAAACACAACAAGGAAATCTGCTAAGCGTATTGAGCGTGGTACATAGTCATTGTTATCCACGCCCAACCGCCTTTCAAAATTGATTTACTTCTTTACTTTCTTACCTGGCTTAGCTGCACCTGCGAATGGTTGAAAAACCTTTCCGCCTGTAACTACGCTGCCTTCTTTTGAGCCTTCATCTGGCTTCTTATAAGTTGCTGGAGCTTGTGTACCTTTGTTCATTTTGCACCTCCTTTTCTTATGCTGCGCCGATTGATGCAAGCAATGATGCTATATCTGGTTTTCCTTGAGGAACTTGTGGTCCAGCAGCAGGGTTTGCGCCACCTTGGGGTTGTGGAGATTGGGGCTGCGAGGCAGGGGTGGGAAATCCACCTGCTGCTGGAGACATAGGAGGCTGTCCTGGTGAACCTTGCGGTACTCCACCAGAAGCAGGTTGTTCAGGCGCAAACGCCTTCTCAACTACTGTTTCAATCATAAGGCCCTTTTGACGGCCCTTGATGACATCTGCAATTCTAGTAATAACTAATGATACATCTTGACCTTGAGAAGCAAGGGTTGGTACGGCTTGTGCGTATTGGGATACTGCAAGTCGTAGCGCATCGCGCATCTCTTCGATATCAACCTTTTGTTCTTCTTGGCTGATGTTAATTTCAACTGGTAGTTCACGGCGTACATAGTCACGTGATACAAGTTTGTCTGAACGCATCTGTAGCAACGCAACGATAGCGTTGTTAGGGTTCATACCGGACATAATTCCATAACGAACATCTACAGAATAATCACCAGCGATTGCCTTTGATGGTGTGTACTTCATTGAGAATGGCATACCATCATCAAGTCCACGAATTTCCTTGACCTTATTGCCAAAGATCTTCTCATCAACCTTGAAAGCCATTGATAGCAAGTGTGTGAACATCAAAGCAAATTGTGCTTGTGCTGCCTTAATTTGTGAATCAAAGCCAGCCTGTAGTGCTTGTACACCACGACCGGTAATAACAGATGCGCTTACATCTCCTGAACGAGTTTCAGGATAACGAGCACCCATACGAAGTTCACGATCAAGTACTTGTGACTCCTGAAATACTCCAGCAGGTAGTTCTAGTGGAACGCGACGAATACCTTGTGGGTTAGATGAACGCATAATTGAATCAGGTCCAAGAGCAAGTTCCTGTACATCCTGTGGGATAGCAATAGGTGCTTGTACTGATTTCTCAGCGGCTTGAATCTGTAGAACTGCAAAGCGTGCTTTAGCAAGTTGTACTGCTAATACGTCATCGAACTGACCGCGTGCTTCACCATCAATAGTTGGGCGTAGTGCAACAGCAACTAGACACTCACCAACTGGGTTTGGAGTGCGGGCTAGGACTAGATCCTTGCGCTCAGGGCAATAGATAACATCTTGATCCTTGTCGTGATAGCGAACAAGTGAAAGATATGGAGAACCTGGGGTATAAAGATTGCGGTTCATAATCTGATCAGCAAACTCTGGGTACATAGATGCTAGTTGTTGTGCATCCATACCTACGATTTGTGTCAAAGATATGCAACGACCAAAGCGATCTACTTCTGGATAAGCGCCGAATGGGTTAATCAAAGAAATTGTTGGCTCACCGGTATCGTAATCCATATCAATACGACCAATAAGTTGACCGTAGGTGTTATACCAATCAGCACCGGTATACATTTGAACTTGTAGATTAGAACGATCTACATAGTAGTTAGCAATACGGGTACGGTTATCGGCTGCTTTACGGGCTGTATCAGAAACCATATTAGATGCTGAGCAGTTGAATGATGGTAGCGGTGCCATTGCTTCTGCAAGGTCACGTGCTGCTACGTCAATCATATTAGCAACTAGAGGCTTTGGGTATTCTTCAGAAAACATCGAAGGATATACCTTGGAGATGTCTCCTTGACGTGCCGAAAGCACATCACGCATACGGCCGTCGCGTGCAGAACTTGTAGTCTGCAAACGAGAAACCTTAGCGGTAATCTCTCTGATGTTTAGCAATTAGAATCCTTTAATTAGTTTGTTGCGCCGTTAGGCCAAACGCCAGTTTTTTTAGCAATAGCAGTTTTTGATACACCAATATCTTTTATTTTACCCGCTGCTGCTTGATTTTTTAATTTATTTTCAGCAGTATCAATAGTTTTTGTTTGATCTTTTTCTGTTAATGAAGGCGTAGAAGTTTGCGTTGGAATTCTTACACTAGTGTTCTGTACTTGTGTTGGTTGTGACGTAATTTGTACGCTTTGAGATACTGGTTTAGTATGGTTTGCATTATCAGTAACGTGGTGATCTGCTTGTGTACCTTTATTAACAGTAACTGTTGGTTTTGTTACTGAAAAAGAATTTGCTATACCAGTGTTACTAGTGCTATCTGATAAACGAATTGTTTTAGATGGTGCTACTGTAGAGGTAATATTAACTTTAGCCATAATTACATACCCTGATCTGTTTGACCGTGAATAGCTGTTGGCCATTCAACATAGTCAGCAGCATTGGCTTGAGTTTCAGCCTCTGTATACTTGCGGTCTGTTTCAACGTTAATCTGTGGCTCAGTAACAGCACCCTTATCGTAGTACTCTTCTTCACCCTTTGCGTTAGTTCTCCAGCTTGGTGTAACGGCCATAATTATTTACCCTTTTTCTTCATCATTATTTTCATACCAACTTTAGTTTCACGAGCCTTTTCAGATTTAGACTCGCCTTTTTTCATTTCAGTCTTTTTGGTTTTTGCTGGTTCTGTCTTTTCAAAAGCGGCATATGCTGCCTTTTTGCTAATTTTCTTTACTGCTGCCATTGTCTCTCCTTGTTAGATGAACTGGGTTTGTTGCTCTGCTAATAGCTCATCAATGTTGATGACTATACGTTTTTGTTTTTCCCTAGTGGAAAGATATGGATTCTTCAAATGGTGCTTTGCGTACTGACCATTGTTTAGCATCTCTCTAGCCCTGATTTCACAGAACCAAAGAGCCATAACCATATCGGTCTTGCCTTTAGTATTAGGTGACCAAGTTATCAACTGCTCTATTAGGGCCTTGATGTTCTCGGTTTGATCACTTGGTAGGTGGATCAAATTATCGCGGTGGTGTTTGCCATCGGCTTGCTTGGTTCCAAACAACGGACTCATAGCAGATACACCAAAGCCAGCATCCCATTTGTTACTACCAGTATGATGCTCACGAAGTATGACGCCTCGGTTTGTTAAGAACTGGCGGATGCCTTCGTCTTGAGTTAAGAAAGCCTGAAATGCGTTCTTTTCAATCGTCCACTCTGCCGGCTTGTAAATCTCAGTCCAGCTAAATATGATCTCGCGGATCTGGGCTGGGGATGGACGGCTAATTTTAATTGCATCTATGATGTAGCGCTTATAGGTTGTACGATCAATGGCGTACATAACTGCTGCGGTATCACCGACGATAGCGGGGTCCATACCAGCGATAAAAGTAAAGTTGCTAGTAGTTAAGGGATGGCCTGGATGACCCGGAGTTAGCGGTCCAGACTTTCGCATACCGTCAATAGAACCTCGAACACATACTGGGTCAAAGGCTGAGTTGTCTGCGACATCTTGTTGCTGATAGATCAGCGCCCAAGTTGAAGCATCCATAGCTTGACGTTCATTAAATAAATTTCGACCAGACCAACGAGGGTATAGTCCATCCTCGTTCTTCTCGTTCTCTTCTTGTCCATCAAAGGGTTGATCGGATGCTGGCCAAAGAGTTACCCAACTATCGGGGTTCTCGTTTGTTTCAAGAAGGGCTGGCATAGCAAGATACTTCCAAGGCACTAAGCCACCTGGGTATCTATCTTCACTGCGTAGTTCTCGGTATAGATCCACGTTGGCTACCCGCGTACCAATAATGATTAACTTGCCGGTAGGGTTAAGACGAGATCTAACATCTTGGGTTAGCCACTTGATCTGGCGTTCAAAGTCATTGGCGTTGCTTAAAGTAACAGCATCGTCTACAATAATCATATCTGCACGCTTACCATAGATCTGACCACCGATACCTACGGCTTCGATGTTTGGATCTTTTTCACCAGACTCTCTAAGCTCATCACCAAAGGTAACTCGGGTGGCTTGCCAAGAAGCAGTCTTAGATTTGAACCCAACCCCAGCAGCGTATGCAGATTGTAGCGCCTCATATTGAGGATGTGTTAAGCGTTGCTTAAT